CTGACATTACCGGGCTTATTAATGGAACAATATCCTCGGCACAAATACGAGCTAAGATTGAGCGATTAATTACTACAGGTTCAATTAGCGATCCGGATTATTGGGATGATCAGTTAGCACCTATAGGCCATGACAATTCATGGTTATTAATTGGAACTAGTACAGCTAAATCGTTGCGTCCCGGAGATATTGGCGGCACCGCGTTTACTGTACCTAGAAGCGGTACATCATATTGGTCTGGTTGGCTTCATAATGGTTCGAGCAATATTAATTATCAAGGAATTGATATTGATATACCAATTACCAGCTGGGGTAAGTTATGTAGGCTATGTTTCGATTTTAGACATGATTGGTCAGGCTTAAATCCACCTGATCGCTCGACACAACAAATCGGTAACATAATACTTCAATTTTCACGAGGTTACGGCGCAGCATCTAATAAAAGCGGCTTTTTAGTTCCAACAATACCTACCGAAGGTTAACTATATTTAATATAACAAATATTTGTTTTTTTTTTGAGCACCTATATTTATTTATAAGAACATAAAAAATCGATTTAACAAACACGTGTTATCATAAAGGAATTGTCATATGGCACAAACAATTAAAATAAAAAGAGGTGGTATAGGCGCATTAGCATCTCTAACCGGTACAAATGCTGGTGAAATAGCATTAGTAACAGGCTCGGCCGCCTCGGTTGGCATTACTAATTTTTCTATAGCTCCTAGAGTTTTATTAGCAAATAATGGAACTAATTGGGCTCCAGTTGGTGGAGCTGTATATACCGGTTCAGGCGTTCCAGGGAATATTAATGCTAAATTAAACGGTCTTCTGTATTTTGATACTTTAAATAATCAATTTTATCGTTTAGATGCTGGCGGTAATCAGGTATTAGACGTTTCGGCAACCGTACAAAATTCATTAACAGCTGGCAGCGGGTTATCAGGAGGATCTTTTAACGGTTCGGCTGCAGTAACATTTAGAGTTGATACAGGTTCTGCACATATTACAGAAGGTGTTGCTGACATTGTCGGTGCTATGTTAACTGGTAATACCGAAACAAATATAACAGTAACATATCAAGATACCGATAACACGATCGATTTCGTAGTAGCAGATGCATCTGATTCTGTAAAAGGTGTTGTAGAATTAGCAACTACCACTGAAGCCGCTACAGCGGCATCAACCACCCTAGCAGTTACACCCGCAGGCCTTGATGCCTTTGCGGACGCTCGAGGCTTATTATCTGGTTCTGGTGCCGACAACCGAGTTGCATATTTCAACGGTGCGAATGCATTACAAGGTTCTTCAAATCTAACATTTGATGATGCCAATTTAACAATCGGCACCACCGGACAAGTTAGATTTAGAGATACAGGCTTATACATACACTCATCCGTGGATGGTCAATTAGATGCAATTGCTGATACTAAATTAAACTTGCAATCACCGACGGTAGATATTGGTAATGTAGGCACTACAACTGCTACAACAGTTAATATTGGTAATTCTAATAATACTGCTACCGTTAATATTAAAGGTAATTTAAATGTTAACGGTACTACTACAACAGTTAACTCAACCACAGTTAATATTGATGATAATATCATTATATTAAACTACGGCGGCCCAGCCGATTCCGGCGGTATTGAAGTTACTGACGGACCAAATACGGGCTCATTGCTTTGGGACGGAACTGAGAATTGGTGGAAAGGGGGCCCCAAATCTTCTGAAAAACGTATTGTAACATTTGATTCAAATGCCGGCGGCACAAATAATAACTTACAAAAGTTAGATTCAAATAGCAATATAGTCGAATCAACTATTACAGACAATGGTGATGATATATCATTAGGCGGCAACGTTGCAATTACGTCTGGTCATACATTTACAGCTCCTTCTACCGTAACATTCAGTGGATTGACATTAACTGATTCATCAGCAGCGACAGATGAAGTGCTGTTTATATCAAACGCCGGCGTTGTCGGCGTGATAGATGCAGCTGCCACTACAGATGAAATGGTCGGAATACTAGGTTATAAGTCTACCGGTGGCATGACATTTAGTACTATACTCGACGGGGGCACATTCTAAGATTGATTTTTTGAAAAAGTTTCATTATATTGATCTTTGATTATTAACCTGCGCTATATAGCGCACAATTAAAGGGATGTCATATATATGGCGCAAACAATCAAGATTAGAAGAACCAGTACACCCGGCAAGACGCCCGTTTATAGCACAGATATTGTAACAGGAGAACTAGCATTAAATACCGCCGACGGCCGTGTATTTATTGCGGATGGTACTCGAGTTAGACCTATTGTGACTACCGGTAATGTTGTTACCGGTAGTATCACTATCAGTGGTTCCTTTATAACACGTAAAAAAGGATTTGTGAGTTCGTCCGGTGCATTATTTGCATCGTTATCATTAAACAATACTGCAACACTTAAAACAGTAGTTTATAATACATCGACTGGCAAATTCTTTTATACGGGCTCATATGGTGGCAGCGGTGGAGGAGGCGGCGGCGGCGGCGGGCCGTTAACGGGTACTGCTAATACCATATTATATTTTGATGACAACGGTGACCAAACAAGTAATAACCGATTAGCTTGGAATGAGAATACTACTCAGTTTAGTACGCCTAACGAAGCACTAACAACGCCTGGTAATTTGTATACTAATAACACATTAGAGTTTCCGGGTAGCCTTATTCATAGATCAGGATATCCTACAGTAGTTAATGCCGGTTATGGAGGTAAAACGCATCGTATACATTTTGTAGGACTTTCATCAAATAACAATGAATGGGGTACTAACGTCGGCGGCGGTCCACGAGACGGCCTCGCCGGCATAAGCACAGGATGGCTCCCAAAGCCGTTGAATATCGCCGGCACCCATGTTACATTCAACGGCGCACTTGAAGTATCTAATTTTTACTTAATACAAAATGATCAAGGCGAAGCAACTGTATATATAAAAACGCCGATATCACCTACACCAGGACCTGTCCCAGATGATACTGATTTAGGCGGTTTAGTATTAGATAATAGCGATACCGGCGCTGGCACTACAGTTATAAATGGTAACGGCATTAAAATGTTTAATGCGTTAGATGTTAAAAATAAATATAATTCGTCTGGCTCACTAGTAGTAAATGTATCAAGTGCTAGTATTAATATAGGGTTAGCATCTGATAGTTCTAGTCTTGCAGTAACCGTACGTGGAAAAAAGAATGGCGTATTTACGACATTTAATGCATTGTATATATCTCAGTCCGGCGGCATTCCAAAAATTGGTATTGGTACACAAGACCCAAAATCTGCATTAGATATTAAAGAAGTTGTTGATGATGGCTCTGGTACTGAATTTATTTTAAAGGTTTCACGTACAACTAAAGGTGCTCAATCCGGCGATACCGCAGCAAAAATTAATTTTGTAGTCGATAGCGGTAGTTATAAAGATTATAAGACGTCTGCATCAATTGCAACTATAGAAGCAGATGTGCAATCTATTTCTTCAACAGGTGTAGCTGGCAAGTTGCGTTTTAAAGTTTCTGATGAAAGTAATATTAAAGGCGGCCCGGTAGAAGTATTGCGATTACAAAAAAACTACCCAGATGATATCACTGATACTGTAGCATATGTTTCCGGTCGTATGGAACTATCGAAAGGTATAGCCGCCGGCGAAAGTGTAGAGACAAATGCAAATGTGATAGCAAACGCGGGATATGTAGCTACAGATGTACTACGTGTCGGCGCGCCTACTACAAATCCTGGCGGTGATAGTGCTTATATACACGGCACTTTACGTGTAGGATCAAATGTTAATCCTGGCACGAATGGCGTATATGTACATGGCGCTATTACATCAAGCCGTGCAAAAGTTACTGGCAATGTTGATATTGATGGTATATTATCATTGGGCGGCTTTGCTAACGTATCAGCATCATTGGCAGCCGCAGTGGCCGGAGGCGATAATCTAGGCAATCATACGGCTACGCAAAATTTAAATATGGGTACGTTTGCTATTACGAACGTCGGCAATGTTGATGGAGTAGATGTATCAGTATTAAAAAGTGATTTTGATACTCTTAAAGATAAAACATTAGTATCAGGCTCTGCACAATTAACTAGATTAACTGCTACAACACAAATCACAGGCAGTAACTCAGCTGCCGTACGTATAGGCACATATCCAATTGGCTATGAAGTTATACCAGGTACATTTGATGTTACGGGCTCGGGATTAATAATACGTAAAAGTGGACTACCAGCTAAAAACTACCCAATGGTAAAGATTGGCGATGTCGAATTAATAGATTTTAATTCAGCAGTTACGCCAAACACGTTTATGATTCGTAATGTCGATACCTTCTTAGTTACATCGGGAAGTGAACCATCAAATATATATAGTACCGCTGGCAATCCATTGTTCGAACATACGGGCACCCAATTCAAAGTATATGCAGGCAACTCAACACGTGTTGAGATTACTTCTGGTAGTACGAACATTACTAATATATTATCATCAGGACTTCAAACCAATTTACGTGCTACATCAGTAGCTACTAGCAATGTTAAATTTTTACCAGCCTGGGCATCTGAACCGAATGTCACGCCTGTACAATTACAATACATAACGGCATCTGCTATCGGCGGTAGTGCTAATGAATATATTGTTACACAGCCAGCTGGTACTAGCGCCGGAACATATGGCCAAGGCACGAGAATATTAAAAGGTCGTGTAACTGGTGCATCGTTAACTGCTGGTAAAGTATATTATTTAGATAATGATTCATGGACATTAGCAACTAATACTGATTCTGGTGCATCACGATTATTGACGGTATGTACAACAACAACAAATGGCGGTAGTATGGTTTTAGAAGGATCTGTTAATATTGTAACGCCAATTGCTAACGACGCCGGAACGCCGTTATATCTAGGAACAAATGGAGATGTAACTGACACGGCACCATCAACATCTGGTGCATATGTAAGAATTATAGGTTATATTCTTAAAGACGGTGAAGAAATTTATTTTAATCCATCATCTGAATGGATTGTTATAGCATAAGGAAATATCAATGCCTAATTTATTAGAGTTATATGAACGGCAAGAATCATTAAATTCAGTTAATACACAACTAGAAAATTTAATGTTAAGCCAAAGTTTACTTCAAGATCAAATCAATGAAGTCATGGAACTTGAAAGACAACAGGCATATTTAAACTCTCCTTTATATGTATACAACCAACTTAAACCACATCTAGATACTGTAATAACACAACCGTATGATGATAGTACCGGCTTTAATTATCCATTATATTATCACGCTGTTAACAGGACACTAAATTTAGGATATTGTCATGAGTATGTATATGAACGTAGATACACTAACGGCGTTCTAACGCATTACCAGCAATTTGGGACCGAGACGGCAGGCGATGCTACATTGCCAATTCCTACTATAACAGTATTAAATATGAGATAATAATGGCCGCATATTATGTATCAACACAAAACGGCAGTGATGCTAATAATGGAACTACCGCTGCTTTAGCTAAAAAAACAATCTCCGCCGGCCTAGCACTAATGTCGGCAAACGGTGATATTTTATATATAGGCCCAGGCGTTTATTATCATACTACTACCAATCAAATACCTAGAAGTGGATTAATGACTAATCCATGCCAGATCATAGGCGATACTCAAGCTCAATACTTGACAAGTGATGCTCCCGGTGAAATAATTTTAACTGCTATGAATTCATCGACATTGCTTCCTACGACTAACATAATTGGACTAAATTTTTCATCAGATAATCATTGGCATGTTAAAAACTTGACATTTGTAGGTTATATGGGGACAAGCGCCGGCGGTATATTTGCACTGACATCGGATGGTGTAGTTATAGAAAATTGCCATTTTTCTAGCTGCTATTATGGCATTTTTGGTGATGCGGATGATGATGTCACTCTTTATAATTGTAGTGCTGTAGGATGTTATATAGGATATTATACTGTGAATACAGTTAACTGTGTCGTAGTCGCTGCGGCACAGTACGGCTTTTGGGCATGTTATACATATGGCTGTTTAGCTGTAGGATGTAATAGTGGCTACTTTCAGTGTTTTTGTGACCAATACGGCGCTCTAGTTACAGATACCGGAGCAACATATAATAGCAGTGCTATAGGTTGTACGAACGGCTTTAATGACTGCGCTGGCCAAAATAATTATGCAATAGCCTGTGGTAGTGGATTTAATTTTGGTAATGCTAATATGATTGGATGCTATTCCGTTGCATGTCTCAATGCATATAATAACGGTGAAACATCTGCGACCGGTATATTCCCAAACATAAACTCGGGATCTAGATTATCATCATGTTATTATACAGGATTTCATAGTTCCGCTAACTTATCAGTCGATGATGTAAACTTTATTCCTACACAAACTAAAGGTATGCATTACATAGGATATGTCGGTATGTGTGATAACATACAACATATGTTTAGAAATCGCCCATTGCCAGGACAAGAATACTTTTATACTGCTAGTAATGGACAGCAATGGTTTTCTACTAAAATAACAGGATCCGCAACTCCGCTAGGAACTCGCCCCGAAGCACTACGTGCATTTGTATCAGGTTCTGGTGTTAGATTTGCCGCCAATTGGCTAAAAGGAACTTATCCGCCGCCAGCTAAATATGACATACTCGGTGTCCCGATGGGGAACTTATCTATTACTCCCGGATTTACGCAGTATAGTAGATTTCAAGGAGCATTTCCTGGCCATCAATATCCCAACACGCCAGAACTAAGTAAAACATTTGTAACTGGCAGTAATTATGCTATAAAACTACAAGACTATGGTGGATTTGCTTTAGCGGCTAATGTAACAGGGTCTATTACAGCATCTGTATCTGTAAAATACGTCGCCGGCACTCCACCAAAATTATTGCTAGTAGATAAATTAACGAGTGGTAAAGTTGTATCAGCATCCGCATCAGGGACAGGTAATCAGACAGGTTCATGGCAAACCTTAACAGTATCAACTAAGACGCCCAATCCAATTGATGTTGTATTATTAAATGCGGCAGAACCTACCGGATATAATCCGTACCAAGGATCTAATTCTACTGTATATTTTTCAAATTTCATTATAAATGGGTAAAGTTAAAGTAATATACGGTACTATACCTTTTATTGTAGCACCGGAGACTCGATTAATATACGGTACAGTACCGTTTATAACAACGCCCATACCTAAAAAACAAGTCACTGCTGCCGCTGCCCCCGCGGCAAATATTACATCAGTTAGTGGCATTAGTTACGGCAGTATTACATCTATAACTCAAATAGCCAAAGCGAATATTGCATCTCGTAGCGGTGTTACGGTTTAATCTATTTGTTATATTTATACTAAAGGTATAATATGTTAGGTAAATGGTTAGTAGATCAACTTATTAACGAACAGCAGATAAAAAATATTATTGTTATATATCCGGGACGATTTCAGCCCATGGGTAAACATCATGCTGATGTGTATAACAAGTTAGCTAACATATTTGGTAGGTCTAATACATATATTGCTACATCAGATAAAGTTGATCTGCCTAAATCTCCATTAAATTTTCAAGAAAAAAGTCTTGTCATTAAAAATCACGGTATAACAAACGTTGTACAAGTAAAAAATCCATACCAATCTACAGAAATTACTAGCAAATATGACCCAGAGACTACTGCAGTATTGTTTGCGGTCGGCAAAAAAGATATGATGGATGATCCTAGATTTCGTGTAGGATTTAAAAAAGATGGTTCACCGTCATATTTTCAATATTATGATGACAATAAAAATAATTTATTGCCATATACACAACATGGCTATTTATATGTTGCACCACATGTATCATTAAATGTTCCTGGGTTCGGTGAAATGTCTGGGACAATATTACGACAGGCATTAGCAACGGCCACTCCTGACGAATTCAAGACGATAATGGGGTTCTTTGATCCGGGTGTATATAATTTACTTAAAAAAAAATTCTCAGTGTTAGCAACAGAACATACTAATAAACAGGCTATACCATCATTAACAAAAGAATGGTGGCAACAAATTATACGTGAGAATCTTTTAAAGGAAGGCGGTGCTTCCGGGCATATGGCACACCCGTTCGATGATAGAGATTTAACTTTCGGTGAAATGAAAGACATAATTCGTTTATCACTTGAAGGTAAATTAGACGTTGATTCGGCAGTAACTGAAAAAACTGATGGGCAAAATTTAAATGTGACATTTAAGGATGGAAAGGTAGGTGCTGCACGTAACAAAGAAACAATTCGCAATCCGTTAGATGTACAATCGTTAGAACGTAAATTTGCAGATCGAGGTGAAATTACCAAAGCGTTCTCATATGCAATGAGAGATTTAGAACAAGCCATAATGGCTATACCGGCCGAGAAACGGGAAGAAATATTTCAAAACGGTACAAGATTTTTAAACGTTGAGATAATATATCCCGGCACAAAAAATGTTATTAACTACGGAAATGCTGCATATTTACAATTTCACGGATTAAATGAATTTGATTTAGACACAGCGCAAAAAACAGATACGCTACCGGAATACGGAACGTTATTGCAAAGTTTAATTGCAGATGTTAATGCAGATGTACAAAAACATTTCAAGATTATTCCACCAAAAAAACTAATGATTGCGCGCAGTATTGATTTTGAACAACTGGAGCCAGCATTTATCTCACAAGTTACAAACTTACAAAATGAGTTTAACCTCAAAGATACAGATGAAGTTATTAAATATCATGAACAGTGGTGGCGTAGAGAAGTAGAAAAAATGTTTCCAACATTATCTACAGAAGCACAAAACGGTCTCATACGACGTTGGGCATATGATGACAAAACATTTAGACTTAATGCAACGACGATACCAGATGCGAATGCATTAGATTTGGCAAAAAAATATGATACGCAAGACTTTACCGCTCAAAACAAAAAAAATGTATCACAGTTTGAAGATATCTTTTTAAAATTAGGCGCCGAGGTGCTATCAAATGTATCTAATTTTTTAGCAGTAAATCCTAGTGATAGTATTCGAGAATTGAGATCTGATATTGCTAAAACTATCAAACAGCTTAAGTCATCCACTGATTTAAGTGCATTGTCAAAACTAAAACGAGAACTACGGCGCGTAGAAACAATCGGCGGATTTGATAAGATAGTCCCATCTGAAGGTTTAGTGTTTATGTACAAAGGTAAGATGTATAAACTAACGGGTTTATTCGCGCCGATCAATCAATTGTTAGGTTTAACACGATATAGTCGTTAATTAGAATATTTATTATTAAAAGGATTAAATATGAGTGCAAGCAAAAATACAAAAATCTCTGAAACAAAATTACGTTCAGTGATTCGCCGTAAAATAAAAGAAGCATTGCGGAGCGATGATTCATTTTTATCGCAAGTTGGTAGCAGTGTAACTTCTAGATTAGGATCTCGTCGTCAGACATTAGACAGAATCTTAGCTACTATTGATACCGATCGTTTAGGTAAACTACCTAACAGCCAAAAAGTAGATTTACTTGTAGCATTAGTTCAAAAATTTGGAATATCAGCACGCGATTTTGCTAGTATTAAATCACGTGTACAACGTATGATAGGCGATGATTCACCAGTAACTGAGGCTAATGCACCAACGTTGCCAGCATCTCTAGCCAGTAAAGGCGAAAAACTAGAAAAGACTCAAGCATACCAAATGTTAATGAAGTCAATTGCAACCAAGCCGGCTGCACAACAAGTAGATTTTGCAATTCAATTTTTAAACAATCTTCCGTTAGATGATGCCGGCAAGCAGCGTCTTAAAATGAAGATTCGTCAATTCATGTAATCATGAGCGAAAAGTTACAAAATGTTAAAGCGGTACGCGAGTTGCTTGACGGCACACACCGATCACAGACGCGTCATACCTACGGTTTCACAAAGACATCTCATACAAAACATGCTATAGGCGATACATGGACCGAACAATCACCTAACGGCATTGAATATGAAATTACACAACACGACGGATATAGAACAAAGCGACCAAAAAATTCAGTTAATGATCAAATTAAAGATCTGTTAAAAGTTCCAGACATATGCCCAAAGTGTGCTACTAAAATGCGTAATGAAGAAAAACGATTAAACTTTAAATTTTGGTTTAAGCGTAAACAGTGTTTTAGTTGTGTATTGAAAGAGGAACAGTCAATACGAAATCAAGGCCAAGATGCATGGCAAGAATATGAACGTCGTATTATGTTGGAAAATGCCGAATCATGGTTTCATGATGCCGATGCTGAGGTTGAAATTCTTAAACAGCAATTAACCGAAACGTATTGGCAGAATGGAGATGGTGAACGCGGCGAAGTTGATATTTCACTAATCATTCAAAAAATGGAACAAGACTACGAACAACTTAAATTAGATATTCGTAGTCGTTTTGGGGAGTAGCTCATGACAACAAATGAACAATTATTACGTGCGAGCATACGTCGTTTAATATACGAAACATTAAATGAAGCCGATGGGGAAATGCCTATTACAGATGATGAACAGGCACAACTTGAAAAAGAAATGGGTAATGCATTATCAGCATTAAAGTCGCAAGCAACAAATGCTAAACAACTCAAAGAAGCCCGTCAGCAAGTTCGTGAAGCTGATATCAAATTAAATGAGGCGTTAGGAACAGTTGCAATTATAGGCGCAATTTTAGCAGCCCCAAAAATTATAGAACTTATTGCTAAAGGTATCTCAAAATTAGTTAAATTGTTTAAAAAACTAGTAGGTGTTAAGGCAGCTACAACGGATGATGAACGCGTTGATACGGCTAAGCGTATTATTGACTTTACACATAAATGGCATAAAGGGTATATTAAAATTATTAAGTTTATATTGTCAGCGACGGGCATTTTAGATAAAGCGGGTATTACTAGTCCACAGGAACAAATGAAAGCGGCTGAAGTTGTATATTATACTATAATAGCCGGCCTAGCTGTATACAGTGGCATCGGTGCTGTTAGTGCATTTAAATCTGCTGCAGCGAGTGCCGTTAACGGTAGTGACTTTGCACTCGGTACTTTTGAAACAGTTATGGCGTCAGTTAAGACAACGGAAGTTACTGAATTTTTAACAAAAGTATTTAAAGTATAATTTGTTAGCCTAACAAATTTAAATTATATTATAGGTTATAATGGCGCAACGTAGTATTAAAGAAGTCATTCGGGATGAGTACAAAAAATGTGCACAAGATCCTGTACACTTTATGCGTAAATATTGTGTCATTCAACATCCTACCAAAGGTAAAATGTATTTTAACCTCTATCCGTTTCAAGCGGATATGTTAACTACAATGCAGCATAACCGTTATAACGTAATATTAAAATCACGGCAGTTAGGAATTTCAACATTATCAGCAGGATTTGTGTTATGGAATATGCTGTTTAAAAGTGACTACAATGTATTAGTTATTGCGACGACGCAGGAAGTAGCTAAGAATCTTGTAACAAAAATCAGAGTCATGCATGAAAATCTGCCGGCATGGCTTAAAGGAAAAACTATTGAAGATAATAAACTTTCACTACGTTTTAAAAATGGCTCGCAGGTAAAAGCTGTATCTAGTACGGGAACGGCTGGTAGATCTGAAGCACTTTCATTGTTAGTTATCGATGAGGCTGCATTTATTAAAAACATCGAAGAAATTTGGGCATCAGCACAACAAACATTAGCAACGGGCGGCGGGTGCGTTGCATTATCAACGCCTAACGGCACTGGCAATTGGTTTCATAAAACATGGGTCGATGCTTCACTAGGTGGACAATTTAAGCCTACAGAACTACATTGGACAGTACATCCCGAGCGTACTCAAACATGGCGAGTTGAACAAACTGAATTATTAGGTGAAAAGATGGCAGCACAGGAATGTGACTGCGATTTTATAACATCAGGCCATACCGTGATTGACGGTCCTATATTACAATGGTATGAACAAACATATGTACAGGACCCAATTGAACGACGCGGGTTTGATGGTAATTATTGGGTATGGGAGTATCCAAATTATAGTAAAGATTATGTAGTAGTAGCTGACGTTGCACGCGGCGACGGAGCCGATTATTCAGCATTCCATGTTATTGAAATTGAATCATTAACACAGGTTGCGGAATATAAAGGAAAAATAGGCACTACAGAGTTTGGTAATATGTTAATATCTGTTGCAACTGAGTGGAATAATGCACTGCTAGTAATTGAAAATGCAAACATTGGATGGGCAGCTATACAAGTTGTAATAGATAAGAATTATGCGAATCTATATTACTCGTATAGACAAGATGCGTATATTGATGAGGATATTCATTTAGCAAAGGGTTATGATTTAAAAAATAAAGCACAACAGGTACCTGGCTTTTCAACAACATCAAAAACTAGACCGTTAGTGATTTCTAAGTTAGAAACATACTTTCGAGAAAAATCACCAATTGTACGTAGTAAACGTCTGATAGATGAGTTGTTTGTATTTATATGGAACGGGTCAAAGCCAGAGGCACAACATGGTTATAATGATGACTTAGTTATGTCGTTTGCAATTGCATTATGGGTTAGAGATACTGCATTGCGTCTACGTCAGCAAGGCATCGAATTATCAAGAAAGTCGTTAGGATATTTTGGTAAAGTACAACATACAACAGGCGTATATTCTGCTAATAAAACGCATGATTCTTGGCAGTGGCGTAATGGGTACGGACAAGATGACCTAACATGGCTTATTTGATATTTATTAAAAAGAAATTAGATTATGGCAGATACATCATTAAGGTCTAGATTAGGTAGATTATTTTCTACTAATGTTGTAGTACGGCGTATTGCAAAAAATCAATTAAAGGTAGTTGATACAAACAAACTACAATCTATGGGGTCATTATCTAATAATAGATACATTGACCGCTTTTCTGGCATGCACAAATCTTCATCCGGTTATGCCACATATAATCAAGCGTATTCATTCTTTACATCAAAAATAGAATTATATTCTGACTATGAAGCAATGGATATGGACCCAATTATTGCATCGGCGTTAGATATATATGCAGATGAATGTACGGTTAAAGATACCGACGGTGATACGTTAACAATCTCATCACAGAACGACGAAATTAAAAAAGTACTGCATAATCTATTTTATGATATTCTAAACATAGACTATAATCTTTGGCCGTGGATACGTAATGCATGTAAGTACGGCGACTTTTTTCTACATTTAGATATTGAAGATGAGATTGGCATAGTAAATGTAACGCCGTTATCGGCATATGAGGTGCGCAGAGAAGAAGGGTTTGATCCTACAAATCCATATGCATATAAATTTGTATGGGAGGGAACGCATACCATGTATGCCTCGGCCCGTGTTGCAAACAAAGACATGCGCGAATTTCAAAATTTTGAGATTGCACATTTTAGATTGTTGTCAGACACGAACTTTTTACCGTACGGTAAATCAATGATTGAGCCAGCACGTAAAGTATTTAAACAGTTAATACTTATGGAAGATGCTATGTTAATTCATAGAATTATGCGCGCACCAGAACGTAGAATATTTAAAGTTGATGTAGGTAATATTCCGCCCAATGAAGTTGATACGTATATGCAAAGCATCATTTCTACAATGAAAAAGATTCCATATGTAGATGAGCGTACGGGCGACTACAATCTTAAGTTTAATATGGAAAATATGATGGAGGATTATTTCCTCCCCGTTCGAGGTGGTGAATCCGGCACGGCCGTAGAATCATTACCTGGACTATCTAATGACGGCCAAATCGAGGATATTGAATACTTAAGAAATAAGATGCATGCGGCACTTAAAATTCCTAAGGCATTTTTAGGATATGATGAGGGGGTCGAGGGTAAAGCTACATTAGCCGCGGAAGATGTGCGTTTTGCTAGAACAATTGAGCGTATACAAAAAATATTTGTATCAGAACTTACTAAAATTGCAATCGTTCATTTATTTTCTCAAGGATTTAAAGATGAAGAGTTGATTGACTTTACATTGGCATTATCTAATCCATCTTTAATCTATGAAAAGCAAAAAATTGAGTCATTAAATGAGAAAGTTTCATTAGCAACTAGTATGCGTGATTCATTACTGTTCTCGGAACAATGGATTTATGAAAATATATTTGGAATGAGTAAAGATGAGTGGTCTGCAGAACAAGACCAAGTTATTGAAGATATTAAATCTGCATTTAGAAAAGAACAAATAAAGTCCGAAGGTAATGACCCTAAAAAGACTAACATGAGTTTTGGTACGCCGCATGATATTGCAGCAATGCATGTGTCGACACGTAACGGTGAATTATTACCTGGCCAGGAACAAGAGCATGTTGCAGGTCCGGGTAGACCTAAATTACCGGGCACTTGGGGAACCCATTCATCACCACATGGCAGAGATCCATTAGGCATTAAATCATTATCAACAACATTTAATACAGATAAGTCGCCATTACAACATAATTTTCGTGGAGGTTCGCCATTGAGTACTGAAAATAAAAATACGATGGCTTTGATTAAATCATTGAAATTATCTAAAACATCATCAATAATTCATGAATCATTGAATATGCCAGTGCCTGATACTGACCATGGAACGATGCTAGATGAAGCTCAGTTATTTGATGATAACTGATTTTTGGATATAAATTAATCACAACACTATATTTATAAAAAAGTATGATTATAACAGGACGAATACTTCATGAAACGAATCAAGCATTCAAAGTATAAAAATACAGGCCTAATCTTTGAACTTCTCGTCCGCCAAGTTGCATCCGACACGATGCACAATAGAGACTCGAAAGCGTTACGTATTCTAAAAAAACACTTCTCAAAAAATGCAGAATTGTCAAAAGAATTAAAACTCTATCGTTCATTACATGAAGAGAAGTTTACGGGTGAGCGTAAGGCGGAGTTGTTTTTAGATGCTGTGTTATTATCTAGACGACAAATAAATGAAACGCAATTGCGTAGAGAAAAATTCAATCTTGTAAAAGAGATAAATAATATATTAGATGCTAATGAATTTTTCAATGCTCGCATTTCTACGTATAAGCAGCATGCTGCTATATATAAATTATTTGAATTTAGCGAAGCCGATGATCCTCGAGGTTATGTCGAAAACAAAATTGCATTAACTGAACATATTCAACATCAACCAAAAACGGACAATAAGCCCTCATTAATATCAGAAGATAAAGATATACGTATATTGGCATCAAAACTAGTCGTTGATAAGTTTAACGAAAAATACGCTAATTTAAATACGGCCCAAAAAGAAATGTTGCGTGAGTATATTAATAATGTTACAAACTCAACAAAGCTTAAAACATATGTTATCAATGAAACTAAAAAACTAGAAGTAGAACTTCAGTCATTAATTAAAGGCGTTTCTAGTAAAATAACTCGTATTAAACTCAATGAAGTTGCTAGCCTATTAGAACAACTACGCCAAAAACATGTTGTACAAGATAAAGATATTGTAACCATGTTACGGTATTATGAGTTAATAGCTGAATTAAAAAAAGCAAAGGGAGCTAACTAATGGCACGTGGTCAAACTTACTTAGCTCCTAGTGGTTCGCAAATTAAGCCGTTTGAAAAATATGGCTTCCCGGGTAAATATCATTCTACAATTAAATACATTAGTGGTCAGTTAGATTTAACAGGGTCTAATTTTGGCTACGGTGCTGTGATGGTAATTACTGCCGGAAGTGCAACATTACATTCTGGTAATACTACTATAGTATCGGGCGACTTAACTGCCAAACAAATTTATGATATTACATTATCTAAAATTACCGGCGGGTCTGGTGCTAGTATTTATTTATTCAAAAGGCAACAATAATGAAATTTATAGATGAATTATCTCGTCAACTTAAAAAAATGAATGAGTCCATAGATCGTGTATCGGATAAAGAGGCTAGCACTAAGTTTAATGATTTAGATGATCAGGATCTAGATAATGATGGTGATAGTGATGAAACGGATAAATATCTGCATAAACGTTTAGGTAAAGTTGCTAAAATGGATGAGGAGGAAGAGTTAGATTTAGAAGAAATGTCTTCAACGGCTAGCGCCCCAGGGTATCAGACGCCATATGCATTTGGCCGAAAGGAAGATGAAAATGACAGCGCAGAGGTAGTAGGGTATAAGAAAGTCAAAGAAAGTGTATATAAAACTATGATGCGTGATATGTATGGAGTTAAATCTACAAGTTTAAAAAATATGGACGAAGCGGTATCATATCGTGCATATAAAAAAGATGAAACAGCCTCACCGTCACAAAAAGTTAATCAGAGTATTAAAGAAGTAAATAGTATGTTAGCCGAAATGGAAAAAATTGTGTCTAACAATTTACGTTTAAAACAGGAAGCCGGTGTACATTCATCGCAGTTTTGGAAATCGACATCACAACGGTTCGCAAAAATAAACGAGCGAATGACTCGAATTTCAAACCGATTAAAAGAATTATCAAAATGATTCCAAACCGTACATGGCAACAATTCAAAGCTGCCAATCCTTCATTAACTCTTGAAGATGCAAAACGCAGATATAGCGATGAGCGTAAGCGTTTTGATCAACAAGAACAGTTTATTAATTCGGGATTGTTTATGCAGGGGAACAGGAATGTCTAAACAATTACTAGTAGATTATACTTTATTCGAAGTGCCAACACAGCACGTGAATGAATCATTATCAAGAAATGACGGCAAACTAATTGTAACTGGGGTATTACAGCGCGCTGAAGCTAAAAACCAAAACGGCCGTATATATCCAAAAGAAACATTGGTACGTGAGTCAAAAAAATATGCACAGACATTTATCGCAGAAAAGCGTGCGTTGGGCGAATTAGACCATCCGGATTCATCTGTAGTAAATTTAAATAATGTATCTCACAATGTAATCTCTATGGAGTGGAAGAATAATGATTTGATAGGTACTATCGAAGTATTATCGACGCCCTCTGGTAATATTCTTAAAGAGCTATTTAAGTCAGGTATAAAATTAGGTATTTCATCACGTGGGATGGGATCGGTGAAAGAAGTCATGAAGGAAGGTGAAAATACATTAGAGGTTCAACCAGATTTTGAATTGATTTGTTTTGATTTTGTATCAAATCCTTCGACACAAGGAGCGTTTTTATCGCCTGTACATGAGTCAGTTGATAAGAGTATGAAAGCATACCATGGTTCTATTGATAGAATCATTACTGACATTATTAGAGAATTTTAATTAATCTAGTATATTGTACAATAAGTTTCGTATTAATCTATGCATAATTAAAGTAAGGTATTGACGAAATGAGTACAAAAACATTGATGAGCATTATTTTAGCCTCGACGGCAACCGTAACGTTTATATGTTCCTATTTCTTGGAATTGACGATGAACAATATTGACCAGTTCATGGCAATTGGTATTGTCATAGGCGTAGATGGTTTATTCGGCATAATTGCCGGCACGAAACGTGAAGGATTTAAGACATTTAAAGCACTTAGCGTACTACGTACATTATCAGTATGGTGGATAGTATTAGGCGCTATATTAGCAATTGAACAGGCTTTTGTAGTAGCATCATGGTTGTCAGAAACAATTATTGTGCCATTTTTAGTATTTCAAATTATTAGTATTCTAAAAAATGCATCAATAGCAGGTTATATACAGGGCGATATATTAAACATGATACTAGCTAAAATAGATCAACATAAAGATAGAACATCAGTATGATTAAATTAAAATCGTTATTACCAGAATCTATGATTAGACGGTATCGGATTATAGAAGCGCCTGTAGTGTATAAAAACGATAGTAGCGCAACGGATGATACAGCATCGTCAGCGTCAGACGAATTTTTAGTATGGCTTAAATATTATCCTGTTGCAAACAAGGCAGCTAAATTTAATGTAAAACTAACTAATGTAGAAACGTTTGTGCCAAAGGAAGAGGCTCAAGATATTGAGCAGGGTGGGCTGTTAAAAAAACTTGGTAAATCATTTTTAAAGGCTGTTAGTGGTAGTACTGCTCCGGGTATAGAATTTGAATTTACATCGCCGCGATTCAAAGGAACGGGCAGAATGGCATTAGATTATAAAAATGGTAAATTTACCCTAGGGGCAGTTCGCAAATTTGCCGGCCGAGATGCAGTTGATGCTCGTTTGACAGATGAAGCTATAGATAAATTTATTAAATACTTGCTAACACAGTCACAATATGCTGAAGCACTTAAACAAGCATTTCCGGACATTGAAACTGCATTGACTGATAATTCGTTTAAAAAATAAGCAAGTATTGGCTTATTTAAAATGAATTTATACCGTATTGTATAGTTCAATATGACATGTCAAAGTAGCCGTAATCGATAAAATTTATCATGACCAATCATATTTATTAAAAAGGATTAGATATGGCACTTATAGATAAAGTATCAAAATATGGACCTACGACCCCTATAGGTAAGCCAGGTACCGGAACAGCTGTTGATGTATTTGGATTTGAGACTGGTGCAGGTCAAATAGGCGCTACTAGTAAGTACGGCCCTATTCTGCCATATGGTAAGCGTCCATCACGATATGAGGATTTGATCTAATGATTAGATTAACAAAGCTTGTTGCAAGAAATGCAATTAAACGTAGAATTACGGAAGCGGACAATGACCCAGCTATGCCTACAGCTGATACGCCAGAACCGACTACTAGTTATATCGACTCAAAAGATTTGATTCAGCGTCTTAATTCAATTATTGATGAGTTAAATACAATTGATGATGAAATCATGAATGCATTAGATACGGCTGAATCAGAGACGGCTGACATTAAATATGGCAATGCAAAGGCTGTTATAAGTAGATATTTATCTGCAGGTATTAAAAATATAATTAGGCTTAAGCAGCCGTTGAAAAAATTATCTTGAGATGACAACATGAAAAAGTGGGAATCACAGTTATTACGACATATTCTTAATGAAAAGTATTTAGGCGAAGAAGATGCGCCAAAAATGGATAAGAATGAACGTAGCCAATTTTTAGAAGCAGTATCTAACTTTCAACGGTTAGGTGAGATGATATACCGTAAAAATACATTACGCGAAGTTTCTCAGACACTAGGTAAAATTACCAAACAAGCTGAGCAACTAACAATATCAGAATCTGAGCATTGGTTTGATAATGTTACGGTATCACGCCACATGAAACAAATGAACGAGGCATATAAAGTATTTGAAAAGACGGCAAATGAAATGTCCGGTCTGCAGCAACGTTTAGAATCCGCATATGAGGACATGGGCTCAATATTAAATCGTTATTATAAAGTTAATGGCGCACTACAAGAAGACCAGTATACTGCAGGCGTAGATGATGAAGGCCCGGCATTAGATGAAGATCAGTACACCGCCGGCGTAGATGATGAAGGACCTGCATTACAAGAAGACCAATATACTGCAGGCGTAAGTGATTACGGGCCAGCATTTCATGATCACATGACGTCGACAAACTCCAAGAGATTAAAAGAAAGTGTAAAGGCTCGTCGGAAAGCTAACAAAATAGCTGCAAGACGTAAGAAATAATCTTGGAAAGTTAAAAAATAGCTATTATATTAATAGCATAAAATAAATAAGTTATAAATGAATCCAAAACAGTACAAAAAACATCAGTCAATTTTACCTGGCGCGGAAATCGGCGTACGTGTGCTTAAGCATAAAGAACGCGGTTTAGACATTGAACGGGCATTACGTAATTGGAAAAAACAAGTGAAAGATGCTGATATTGTCAGCGATCTTAAAGATCAGATGCAATACGAAAAAAAGTCAGTTGCTCGACGTGAAAAAATGAAGAGGGCTAGATTTATTGCAAAAATACAACAACAAAATCAATAAGGAGTAATTATGAATAAAGAAAAAGTTTTAGGTATCGTTAGACACTTGCTAACATTTGCAGGCGGTGTATTGATTACGCAAGGAGTTATTGATGACGCTGTATTTACAGAGTTATTTGGTGCCGCAATGACATTGATTGGCGGTATTTGGTCTGTTGTAGATAAAAATTCTCCGGCAGCGTAATAATATTTTTATAGTTTTTAGAAAAAGGCACCTTCGGGTGTCTTTTTTACTATCCGTACGGATGTTTTTTTGCTATTGTGCATAATTATATTTGACTAACATTACTATGTGTTAATACATAGTCCCTGAGAATATCAATCTATTCTTATTGAGGTTTATAATAATCTCAGTTTTCCAATCAAATATTAGGAGACACAAAATGAATGACCTTTTAAAGGAAGCCATCGCAGACGCAAAAGCTGTTCGTGAAACTGCTATGGCAAATGCAAAACTTGCATTAGAAGAAGCGTTTACGCCTAGACTTCAAAGCATGTTATCCGCAAAATTATCTGAGGAAGAGGAAATGGAAGACGAGCCTGCTGACGAGCCGGCTCCGGCACCTGCCCCTAAGCCAGTTGAGGAAGAGGATGATATGGAACTGACGTCTGAAGAGGATGACATGGACCCAATGGATGAAGAGGATGACATGGAGCCAATGGATGAAGAGGAAGATGACATGGAACTAGAAGCAATCATTAGAGAACTTGAAGGTGACATGGAAGAGCCTGTTTCTGAAGAGGATGACATGGAGCCAATGGATGAAGAGGATGACATGGAAGAGCCTGTTTCTGAAGAAGAAGAAGAAGTTTCGATCGATGAAATTATTCGTGCTTTGCGCGAGGAAGATGGCGAGGAAGATGAGCCAGTTACAGAAGAAGATGCTGAAGAAGAACTTAAGGAAGCATACAAAGTTATCCGTTTCTTAAGATCTAAAATCAACGAAGTTAATCTTCTTAATGCAAAACTATTGTTTTCAAACAAGTTGTTTAGAAATTATTCATTAAACGAATCACAAAAGGTTAAAGTTATTGAAAATTTCGATCGTGCACGTACTATTCGTGAAGTAAAATTAGTTTTCAGCACATTGGCAGAGTCGTTCACTACGACAAAACCAAAAACTCGTTTAAAAGAAAGCTATGCTTCTAAATCATCTCGTTCAACCAAGCCATCAAAGCAGGTTATTAACGAGGGCAATGATTTGGCAGCACGCTGGAAAAAATTAGCTAACATTTAATCTTTGGAGAAAAATCAATGAACGTAAATTCATTACTCCCTCATGACTCAGTAGCTAACCAAAATGCGGTATCACTTCGTTTAGAGCGTAAGTGGGAAAAGACCGGCCTTTTGGAAGGTTTAAAGTCTGAGGTTGAAAGAAAAGGAATGGCCGTCCTTTTAGAAAACCAGGCTAAACAATTAGTAACGGAAGTTAATAAAACCGGTACCGGTGGAAGTGATGAACAATGGGCAGGCGTTGCTCTTCCATTAGTTCGTAGAATCTTTGCTGAGATCGCTGCAAAAGATTTCGTATCTGTTCAGCCTATGAATCTTCCTTCAGGTCTTGTATTTTACTTGGATTTCAAGTATGGCACAAACCAAGGCACTAACGGATTCACTACATCAACAGGTAATGATTTCTTAACAGGTCAAGGAAGAACTTCTCAAGGCGATTCTGTATTCGGTATTACCGATGCGGGCAACTTAGGTACTTCTGCCGCCGGCGGTGCTGCACCTAGCGAAGGTTTGTACGGCGCAGGTCGTTTTGGTTACACGATTAATGATGTTAATGCTGTCATTGCAATAGCAAATATAGCTACAGGTTCATGGTCGACTTCAACCAATACATTTACTGCTAATACAGCAACTGCATTGACAGGTGCCCAGTTAGCATTGTTCTCTAACTTCAATGCGGAATTTTCAGCATCGGCTGCGGCAAATAGCAGAAAATACCAAGTTGTTAGAATTACAAAAGCTAGTTTGACAAATCCTGATATGAACGGTGTAAGAGCATTCAATTTGTCAGGATCTGGTATTACTAACATCGTTCCGGAATTTACCCGTCATGATGGTACGTATATCTACTTCCTAGCACAGACTGCTGCAACTCCAGCTGTTAATCGTTCGTCATGTGAAGTAGCATATCATGTACAGCCAGCTGATAACTCTAGAGGCGACTTTGAAGATACCACTGGCGGTAACTTGACCGATACTTCAATTCTTGATATTCCAGAAATTAATTTGGAAATGAGAAGCGAGGCAATCGTTGCTAAAACACGTAAGTTGAAGGCTATCTGGTCGCCAGAATTTGCCCAAGACTTAAATGCATACCATAGCATCGATGCTGAGGCTGAGTTAACGTCAATGTTGTCTGAGTATGTTTCTCAGGAAATTGATCTTGAAATCCTTGACATGTTAATTCAAAATGCACAAACCATTGACCGTTGGTCTGCAAAGATCGGCTTTGAGTTCGACCCAGTAACAAACACCTTTGTTCAGTCGAATGCAACCGCTCAAGCATACAACCAAGGTACCTGGTTCCAGACATTGGGCACTAAAGTTCAAAAAGTGAGCAACAAAATTCACCAATTGACTTTACGTGGTGGTGCAAACTTCTTGGTATGTTCTCCAACGGTTGCAACTATCCTAGAATCAATTCCTGGATATGCTGCTGATACTGACGGCGATAAGATGCAATTTGCAATGGGTGTGCAGAAGGTTGGTGCAATCAACAACAGATACCAAGTTTACAAGAACCCATACATGACTGAAAATGTCATCCTAATGGGCTTCAGAGGATCTCAATTCCTTGAAACAGGTGCTGTTTATGCTCCATACATTCCGCTCATCATGACGCCATTAGTGTATGACCCGTCTAACCTAACACCAAGAAAAGGTGTTATGACGCGTTATGCCAAGAAGATGGTTCGTCCGGAATTTTACGGTAAGATTTACGTAGGCGACTTGAACGTAGTCTAACGATAAAATTTAGTGGTACATTGAAAAGGGAGGCTTCGGTCTCCCTTTTTTACATATTTATATTAAATAGGAGATGTATGGCAAAGCAGAATATTGAGAAAACCCCACCCCAAGGTCCTATAAGGTTTTCATTAAGTTTATCAGAAGAGCAGAAAGCGGCTAAGGCAGAAATATTAAAACATCCGTTTAATTTTATTGTAGGAAAAGCCGGCTCAGGTAAAACGTTATTAGCTGTTCAAGTTGCTTTAGATATGTATTTTAAACGTGAGTGTAACAAGATTATTATTACACGGCCGACAGTCTCAACAGAAGATAACGGATTCTTACCGGGGTCTGAACGAGAAAAATTAGAGCCATGGCTAGTGCCAATTCGTTCTAATATGAGAAAGGTATATAACAAGCCTGATATTTTAGAAAAGATGGAATCTTCAGAGGCAATTGAATTAGTTTCATTAGCACATTTTCGCGGCCGTACATTTGATAATGCAGTTGTAATAGTAGATGAGTTTCAAAATCTAACAAAGTCTCAGTTAGCAATGGCTATAGGTCGTATTGGCGCGGATTCTAAAATGATTTTTACGGGCGATTTACAACAAATTGACTTGAAAGATAAAAATTATTCAGCCGTACATGATTTAGCCAAGATTAAAGATTCTCAATATGTCTGTAAAATTATATTAAATGACAATCACCGCCATCAGGCAATAGATGAATTGTTGAATTTACTCAACGGATATAACTAAACGTCATATTTATTAAAAAGGAAAGCAATGGCCGGCTGGTATAACTTTACTATTGAGCAGGGTGCTACTGTTAATTTTGAATTAACATATAAAGATTCTAGTGGCAACTACATCGACTTAACAGGTTATACAGCTCGTATGCAAATAAAAAATGCTCGCGGCGGAAGTCAAACATATATTACTTTGACAAGCAATAGGGCTGCTGACGGTACGGGATTAAATATGAACGGTTCATCTGGGACAAAATCACCGGTATCTGGCTCTATAGGCGTGTTTATATCAGCACATTCATCGTCACGGCTTACGTTTTCTGAAGGTTACTATGATATAGAATTAGTTTCAGGTAGTCAATACCCGTATGTAACAAGATTACTAGAAGGTAAAGTGAAACTTTCGAAAGAAGTGACCACGAGCAGCTAATGTCTCAGAAAATATATGTAAATAAAGATGAACCAAAAGTTACAGTAAATGAGTCTACCGCCA